CTTGAAGGAAACCTCAAGATGAATCGGTTTTGACGTTTCGGTTCGTAAGGAATCGGCATTTTCATTAGTAAATCAGCCATGTTATTATAATTTTGTTTTTTTTATTTTATATCTTATAAATATAGTCTTATCAAAAATATTTCTATTTACTTTGTGGTTAGAAATTAATATTCATTATTTATATTCCTTCTTAATTCCTCCAGCAGTAGAATAAGTTTTTACTATATTATCTGGTTTATCTTTAAAATGTTTACTTATCTTTTCTACATTCTTTAAATCATCATCTGAAAATCCTATTATAGGTTGTTCTGGTATGAATTTATTAGCTATATCTTTTTTTAGGAATGCCTTTTTATTAAGTAACGCAGCTAATCCTTTTACATAGTCCACAAATTCGTCCATAGCTATTACCTTTAACTCTTCAGGACTCGCAGCACTTCCATCATTTCCAAACGATACGGGGTGATATCTGTTAAGTTCTAAATAAGACCTAATTAAATCATCATCAGACATATCTTCTTCGTCAGAAAATGTTCTATATTTTTTGAGATTCTTAACTAATTGGTCTTTATCAATACCACCAAATCCGTTGATGATATAATTGTAAACCGCTTCTTTTAATGTGTTTGGGTTATGACCTCTCGCGGTGATTATTGAAAAAACTGAACCGTTATTAATCGCCTCTTTAAAGTCATTGAACGCAGGACCCTTTTTAGCGGTCATTGCATCTATTAAAAAGTCTTTGTCACCCAAAGTTCTAAAGTTTCTAAAAGCATCATCAGCAAAATCAACAACCATCTCACCCTTATATTCAAACGGTTTTTTCCCAATGTTATGTCTATATTCCGCAAAATCGTCAGTACTCATCCCAACCTCATCACCGTCTTCAGTCTTCAAAACTATTTTAGTCGGCATATGAACAATATTATCATCCCAATCGAATGCATAATATTTCATATCTGGTGTATGCTCTGCTCTAAATCCTTCTACTATTCTTCTCATATTGGCTAAAAGGGGGAGATAAACTCCCCCATTTTTTTATTAGATATTTTCAAACGAAGCTCCTGTTGGAGTGATGAAGAATTCGATGTCGATGAATTCTAAAGCCTTCGTAGGTTTTAGGTAAATTTTACCAGTAAGTGTATTTCTGTCTAAGTCTTCAGGAGAAGATGAAACTGTTACACGGAAATCGTATAAACCTCTGTCTCTTCTGATAGAATCTAAGATTGGGTTAACACTGTCTAAGAATTGTTGTCTAACGATTTGGTCGTTTTGTTCGAACAATAATCTTACAGCTACCGCTGAAATCAACTTACGAGCTTGTAATAACAATCTTCTAACGTTCAATCTGTTAAGAGCTGTGTCAGCAACTTGTAAAGTTTTGTTACCCCAAATTACTGTTCCAACATCAGAGAAAGTTGCGATAGGGTTGATTCTACCTTGATACAATGTATCTCTATCTTCTTGAGTTAGTTTTTGTCTAGCTTTGATTGAATTTACAAGACCTCTTGTGTAACCCGCTGATGCGAACCAAGGGAATGCAATGTTATCTGTTAGAGCTAAGTTTCTACAAACCTCACCAGTTGCTGGTAAATAAATTTGTGTATTGTTAACTGTATCTCTTGTTAATATCCAAGGATAGTAAGTTGCTGTGTAGTTAGAATCAATTCCTGTATTATCTAAGTTATCAACAGCTTCTTGAGAATAGATTATTTCTTGTGAATTAGTACCATCAGGTGAATACATTGTATAGTCAGGAGTTGTTACGATGTAAACCGAGTCAGCTCTTGAAAATTGAACCATATTAATCGCGTCTTCACATAAGTTAGAGTTGTTAATATAATCAATACTAGCTGTTGCGAATACGTTGATATTTGTAGATTCAGGATTTGCGAATGTAAGGATACCAAGCAAGTAAGCGTAGTAGTCGGTGTTAGCAAAATCTTGTGTGTTGTTTTGTACAATAATTCTTTTAAATAAACCATCACCAGTTGCGTTTGGATATCTTGATGAAGGAGCCGCTCCCGCTAAATAACCCGTTGACCCTAGTTGGAATCTGTCTTCGTTAGTTCTCCACTCTCTATAGATATCCCAACCATCAAATCCACCAGCGAAACATACTGTGTATTTTCTAGCGTAAATGAAGTAATAAGGATTTTCTTGTGATTCTGGGTCAAATCTAAAGTCAGCGGTTCCACACTCAAATGCAGTTTCACCACTTGTTTGAAAAGTGTTAGCAATTGTAACAACCGTAGCGCCTGAGTCCATATGGAAACCTTTACTTTGAACATTCCAAGGTTGTCCCTCAACTAATGGATTTTCAATCCAATTAGGTGGGTTTTGTTTTCCTTTATACGATAAGAATGACTCATCAACACCATATTGAGTTGAGAATCCTAAATAAGCTCTTCTAACAATATCTCCCGCCGATTCTGATGTATTTGCAGCTCCACCAAATGGAGGATTTGTAACAGTTTCACCTGGATAGAAATATTTTGTTTTATATTGAATATATGGAGAAGGGTATGTAGAAAGATTCTCATATTCTCTTTGAGTGTACCCACGGAATCCACAAGGTATTGCATCTATGGGAGCCGTTGGTGACAATTCAACCATAACATATTTTGAAAGTAATGCGTATTCACCGTTAGATGTACCAATCTTAACACCAATAAAGTTGTTAGAACCTGGGTCCATATTACAATTAGTGAATTTTTCGATAACCACTGGATTAGAATCAGTATCAAAGAAATTTCTAACTAACACATCAAAAGACATATTATTGAAAGAAAGATTTGCAATTGAAACCTTAACCTCGGTGTTTGCAGCATCTCCATCAGAAATTGAAATAAATTTAAATAAGTCGTAAACTTTATTACCTCTTAATTCAGAAACCAAGAAAGGTGTTTCAGGAGATTGATATTTTTCTAAACTATATGCAATTGATGTTCCACTTTGACTTCTAGCATCTGGAAGTTCAATTAAAGTAGAATTTAATCCTCTAATATAACCTTTTTGATAAGCAATACCTAATGAAGACTGATAAGACTCTTCAACAAACAAAGGTACAGAAAGTCTATTCTTTCCAAAATTATCAACACCAAGAACCTTAGTTAAATATTTTGAAGAAGAAGCCAATAAAGAAGTTTCAAACTGGAAAGTTGTTCTTTGTCCTGTATTAAAGTCTGCTTTAGTAATACCAGAAACAATGAATGTTTCATAAGGTTGTTTAGTAACACCAGAATATGCACCGTCACAAACCAATTTTACATCTGTTAAACCTGTAACTTGATAAATAGGACCATGATTTGGTGAAGAAGCGCTGTTTGAGTATAATGAAATACCTCTCGAGCGTAAAGTTGCAACAACCATGTTATTATACTCTGTATAAGCAAATCCCGAGAAAGTATAAATTGTGCCTGAAACAGTTCCTGTAAAACTATCAGTAGCGCCTGAAGATAATTCACTTACAATATAATCAAACGAATAACCTGAATAGTTGTCTACAGAATAGTTATTGAAAGTTCCATAATACCACGAGTCATTAGAACCTGAACTTAAATCATTATAGTCATAATCACAATCACCAGGTACACCAAACACATTATTTAAGTTAGGATAACTACCTGTTAATGAAGACCAATCTGAAGATGGTATTGAACCATAAACAACACAAGTAGTACCTGAAGAACCTGAAGTATCCCAAATACCACTAAGGTATTTGTTAAAGTCTGCCTCATAAGTTGAAGTACTTCCATCACTTAATCTATATTGTGTTGTATAATCATTTTGAATTTCAACAGGTAATGCCGATGTATTAACAGTAACCGTATTTGCAGAATTACTTCCTGTGAAAGAAGCGGTAAATACAGTACCTGCCGATGAAGGACTAAACGCTATTGTTAATGGGTCAACATTAGCAGTTACACTAATACTCCAAGATGGACCCGCGTCATATCCTGATAAACCCAATACTCTTGTTACGAATAATTGGTTTGATTGTTGTAAGTAAGATTTTGCGATATACGCCGCCTCATACTTAGGAATTTGTGTGTTCACAAATTTCACTGGTTCTGTACCACCGAAATAGGCTTGGAACTCATCATAGTTAGTTATAAAAATTGGTTCGAAAGCGGGACCTTTTAAAGTTTCCCCAACTACCCCTAAAGTCGTTACACCCACGCTTTGGGCTACGAACGATAAGTCCGTTTCAGAAGTGTATACACCAGGTGAAACGTACACCTTTTTGTTTGCTTGTGCTGTTGCCATTATTAATTAATTCTATTGCAGATTTATTTTAATGATAAATATTCAAGACTAACACAAAAAACTTGACTTTTAGATATGTATTTGTAAACGGTATGATTTTATTCTGCCTTTTTTCTACCTATGAAAACAAAGAAAGAAATAAAGAATCTAAAGATATCACCTCAATCACACGAGGTATTAAAAAAATACTGTGATAAACGTGGAATCAAGATTTATAAATTTGTTGAAAATTTAATTATGGAAAAGTGTAAGGAGAAGAAAGATATCTATGGTGAGGATTAAACTAACTTACTATCGAAGGTAATTTTAGACTCATAACTATAATCATTCTTGAATGCTTGTATTCTCAAAGTATCGTTAGTTGTGATTTGAATTAAATTAACATCACTACCATAATAATCGTTATTGATATAGACATCGTAACTTAAAATATTTTCAGTTCCAACCAAAACCATATTGGCAGTATAATCGATAACATCAACCAAAGTCGTATTCCCCACAACAAATAAAAAGTTATTTAGAAATTCATCGGGGTTTTCAGGAAATTGTTTTCTTTTTTTATTTAACACTCTTGTGTCAAGTTCAAATAATTGTGTAACTCTTTGAATCGCTGGCTTAACTTGGAACTCCTCTTCATCAATAAGATACCCTAACATTGTGAAGTCATAACTTTGAACATAATACTTTCTTGCGTCTAAACTCATTTGGGATTCATCCGAAACATTATTCATAATAATTGGAACATATTGTCCTTTAATAAAAGTGTATGCTTGTCTTGATGAAAACTTCTGCATTACAATCTTATTAAGTTGATTCAACTCTCTCATTCTGTTACAAATGATTTTCACACTATAGTTGATATCAACAGGAACTGGTTGTGGTATTGTATAGATATCCATACCTTGTTCATTACCATTCCATGTTGGGACTGAGGCATAATAGAATTGTTTTCTATTTGGTATTGTATATTGTAGTGATGGGTTTGTTCCGTATTTAACTTCTGGGCTTCTAACAACTGTGATAAAAGGTGGGGCTGGATTATAATCTAAATCAACAAACAAAGCGGTTTCAACGTATTGAGACCAGTTCTGTGTTGTAATAATAATATCAACCATTGGGACTATTTTTCCCGCAGTAACAACTTTTAAATCTTCTTTAACAAAGTCTAACATACCTCTATCCAAATCAGCATGTAATACCGACTTAGGTAAATAAGTTCCGTCTTCATTAATATATTCCAACAATTGTTCTCTACGAGCAGACAAAGTCTTCTTAGGTACTAACGGTAGTGTTGGTTTAACTTGTTTTGGAAATGCCATTATAT